GATAGTTAGGTGAGCCATATTGAAGGCTAGTAAGGGCAATTACCGGGTTGTATCGTGGGTGAAAACGGATAGTACCGTCATCACGGATTCGAGAACGCTGTTGCTCGGTTTCTGTGGTTGCTGCGAGGACTTGGTTACAGTAAGTATCAATCCATGAACTTGCTCTAGCAATGACATTGGCTAACTCCGCATCTTGAACATCAGGGTCTTGTGAGTTCCAAACGAGGTTGTCAATATCAATCGCCGTTGGAGCGTTCTTGAATTCAGTAAGAGTCAAGTATGGCGTTGAGAACTGGTGGGTTGTACCTGAATACGCATTACTCATTTATTTCTCCGCATCTTGAGCATTTTTTGAAGAATGAACCGAACCCGCATTTTGAGCAGGTGAAACCTATGGATGATGGGTTACGAATAGTTCCCATCGCGTTCGCTTCGCCCAAGCCTTCATGCTTCATTTGAGCGGCGTGTTTAGGGTTATCAACATTGATAAGCCCGTCTTTGCCAGCCTTGTAAGTCTTTGTGCCACGCTCGGTTCTAACGGATACTTCACGCAAACCTTTTGGTGGAATCATTTTTGACATTTAGTGCCTCCTTTAATAAGACAAGGCGTACCCGAAGGTACGCCTTGCTTAATGTTGTTCTTACGACTATGCAGATGCAATTCCTGAAACGATACCTGACCAAGCTGGAGCTTGTGCCATGAATGTTCCACGGAAGTATGTGCTGAAATCGTATGAGAACTGTGTAACCAATTTTGTTACTGTCAAAGACAGACCAAATCATTTCTGTTTGGTTCTAACGGTTTACTATCCCGTTAGTTCGGACTATATCATCACCCGTTCTGGGTGTTTCGCGTGTAGTCTCTACGGACTCGCTTCTTACGAAGATTGCCTCGGTATTGGCCTTTGATTAAGCGGCGTTCACCGATACAGCGAAATTATTGCCTAACGATTCCTCGTTAGCGACCCCATTACAAGGCCATTGGATTCCCATGTAATCCTGTACATTATAAACAGCCCAGCAATCTGAACAAATTTGTTACTGCATTTAGCAGGTCAAGTCATTTCTGCTTGACTCTCATACTTTGTCATTGATATGAGTTCGGACTATAACTTCATCCTAATTTCTTAGGAGCATTGCGTTTAGTCTCTACGGAGCCCCGTTAAGGTTTCCTCGGTATTGTCCTGTAATTTCTTGAAGGAGTTTCACCGATACGGCAATGTTTGAATTGCAACTTACGCTGCAATGAGGCAACAGTTTACCTCTGTGTCTGGGATGGGGAGCGTATAGCTCATAATTGGTGATACGCCTTGTGGCAACCAAGGGTGAACTGTGATGTCCACTAGCTTGCCTGTCACTTCGTTGTATAGACCACCAATTGTTGCTCCGCCAACATAATCTCCTGCATCAGTTTGGGTCAAGTTCAAACGGTAGTTTGCAGTTGAACCATTCTTGATTGCATCAGAGAGTTGCTTACGGTCTGAACCGTTAATGAGAATCTCATCAGGGTCAGCCTTAACATTGTTGTAGAGGTTGTAGAACACAGTCTGGTATTCAGAACCTGGGTTAGAGGTTGAGAATTGAGCATTAACCGCGTTGTTGTATCCGCCAGCAGAACCAAGAAGTGTAGGAATAATTCCGTCATATCCTGTTGCGTAAGCAGAAGTATCAGCAGAAGGAGCAGCAGCGCCTGTTGTTGAGTAAACAAGGTTGTTGTTTGTTGTGTTGGTAGAAGCAGCACCCTGAAGTGTTGCAGTCAAACCTGTAAAACGACCAACATACTTAGCATTTGTTGCGCCTGTTGTTGTTCCAACATATACCTTGTAACCAAGAGCGCCTGTAACAGCACCTACTGTGATTGTGATTACCTGTGAACCTGAAGAGGTTGTTGGAGATTGAACTGTTGAAACAACAGACTCACCAAATGAACCAGCATCAGAAGTTACATAGATAAAGAACTGTGTTGAAGCAGCAAGTCCAACTTGTGTACCTGAAGCGTTTACAGCAGTTGCGGTTACTGTAGGAGCAGAAAGAGCGCCTGAGTAACCTGTTGCAGTTCCGCGAGCCATGAGGAGCATACGCTCTTCCATAAGCATTGTTGCGTATAGTGTAGAAGTTGATGACAACTGGCGAAGGTCTTGGAATCCAAGTCCTGAGAAGTTAGCATCAAATGACACGCTGTCAGATAGTGAGTAGGTGTTGTATGGAAGAATCAAATCATCAGCAGCATAAGAAATCTTTGGGCCACGCTCGTAAGCGATTGAACCGAAAGTAGCTGTTGATGTTTCTGTGATTCCTGGCCATAGGTTTCCAACTCCACCTGTACCGGTACCTGTGTAACCAAGTACGCGCTTTACGCGGTGAGAAGTACCGACACCCTTTTTACGAGCAATTTTGTTGCGAAGTGGTGTTGGGCGTGGTGTCAAGAGCTTTGCAGGTGCTTCTAGGTCGAAGGCTGCGAAAGATGATGACAATGGAGATGTTAGGGAAATATCCTTAACGATGTCAGCCTGTGCTTGGCGCTGAGCAGCAAGGGCGCTGTTCAATGCTCCAAGAGCATCAGGTGAGATTGACTTGTTTGCTGCGAGTGCTTCTAGTTGTGCTGTTGCATCAACTGGAGCAGATACGCCTGGTGTGTTTGTAGAAGCGGAAAGTGACTTTCCTAGAACTTCTACATATTCTTCCATGCGAATTGCTGATGACTTAGCATCAGTAGCATCGGCAAACAGGTCTGTTGCTTTAGGCAATTGAGCCATGTTTGGTTTCCTTTCGGGTTTTATTCTCCCGAAGTGTTACCAGCCTTTGCGATAAGTTCATTCGCAAGGTCACGATAACCCTTGGCGAGAACGGAATCTGTTGCAAGTGCGGCTTTCTGACTGAACTCCGCTGCCTTTACAAGCAGATTATTAGTTTGGGTTTTACCTGCTGCGATAGATGAACGCTTAGGCCCATTTCCAATCGCTGCTGATTTAGCCTGTGCTAGTTCGGTTTCAAGCGATGCCGCCTTGCTCTCTGCTGCCTCTAATGCAGCCTTAGCAAGCCCGACTTCTGCTTTCACAGATTCCGTAACCATTGACACGGCCTTTTCAATGATGGCATTTACTGTGTCATCACTAAGCAGGGTTTTCTCTGCTGAATCATCAGCAGAAACTTCTTCAGTTGCTTCAACAACAACTTCTTCTGTCTTTTCCTCAGCTACAACCTCTTCAACAGTTGCATCGGCATCAGCAGACTTCTCTGAGCCAGCACCCTGTTCAGGTGTAACGATTTGAGCAGTTGATACATCGGTGCGACCATGTGTTTCTGATGGCTTGTGGCAACCACAATCTAGGCACTTGTCAACTGTTTCAGACTTTTCGGCAGCCATGTGTGAATCTTTATGTGCAGAACACATTTTAGAATCGCATCCGCCTGATTCTTTGCATGACTTACAGCCAGCACAATCGCACCCTGCGGTTGTGTCAGGCTCTTTAACTGTGTCAGCCTCGACTGACAACTCGATTGATTCTGGCATTGTTTCTCCCTCTTGTTGTTCCCCTGCGTACCAAGCCATTAGGTGATTTGCCACCTCTACGAGTTGTCCGAGGGAATATGTTTCGTCTGCGCCATCGCCCATTTCACCGGCTTCAACTTGAATAAGTTGAGCAACGGCTCTACGAGCTTTTTCAAAGGCATCTTGGTCAAACTTCACATTGTCAGGCTGAAGAGCCTTTAATGCTTTTCCTACATTCCAATCATCAGGTAGAACATCAAGTGCGTTTAATGCGCGAGCGCGGCGGATGATGTGCTTCTTGACTGCTGTTGGATTCTTTGCGCGACCAAATGCCTGAATAGCGTTCTTTAGGTCGGCAACATTAGCGATTGGATATGAGCCGTCAGGCATTGCTGCTCCACGATTTGCAAGGCGTTGGCGCTCTTCGGCAGAAACTTCGCGCTTAGCAATCTCACTTGGAAGCGGTGCTGAGTATTCATGTAATTCTTCAACTTGAACAAGTGATGACTCGCCCTCAACGCTCTTAGCCATGATGAGCTTTGCATTTGGGTTAGCGGGTCTGTCCACCAGGCTGACTTCAATGATTTGACCGTCAACAATACGACCATTAGCTGCCTTAGTGTCGCGTACTACGCGAGGGGCTTTAATTCCTATTGAGAAGCCTTTAAGAACTCCTGCTTCCACCTTTTTAACAGAAACGGGGTCAACAACATGAGCAGTAATATAATGACCATCAGTTTTCGCTTCATATTCTTTAGCCACTCCTGCCGCTATGTTTGAATGTTGTTCACGGATATTGCCACCGGTCTTGAACCATTGTGGCATTGCTGAATCCAACCAAGTTGCATCGCAAATTTGATTGTCCATATCAATACTGTCATCTGTTGCTTTGCCATACACCATAAGTGAGCCATCTTCTTGCTTATCTGCCTTGATGATGGCGGCGTATGAGGTTGTAAAATCATTCATAGTTGCTTTGTCCTTTTTGTCGTTTTCCTTGGAAATTCTGTTTGCCCAACTTCTACCAGCATCGCCACCCCATAAGAGCCAAGCAATGTAACCAGCAGAATCTTTGCCCCAACCTTCGCCTTTTTTATCTACTTCATGTCGGGCAAAGTAACTCACCATTCGATTGATGGTATCTAGCGATAAAGATGCTCCGTTAGATAAATCTCTTGCGCGAGCAACGCCCACCTCTGTTCCACCGCGACCATGCTTTTCACGAAGTTCTAATCCGCGTTTTGCATTTGCGCGAACTTCTGCGGGAGGAACAAAACCGTCAGCCATTAGTTAGCGGCTGTCCATAAATAAGAAACGGATGTTGATGCTGCTGAGGCAATTACTGAAATTGTTGTGCCAGCAGTAAATTCGAGAGCTTGTGTTGTACCAGCAGCAATAGGCAATCCCTGTGTTGCTCCGCTTGATGTGACTGTGCCATCTCCGATATAAATTACCTTAGAGGCATCATTGTTGCGTACATTGATAAGTGCGCGGCGAACGCCAGATGGCACGACAAACAAGGTCTGCGCGGTTGTGCCTACTGTGATTGTGCCGTGTTGAAATGGTGTTGCCATGTATTTCTCCTATTGGTTTGATGTATCTACTACATAAGGTGCAAGATCGCACATACAATTTGGGTGAGCGGGAGGCTCTGTATCTCCTGATGGAAATACCTCATCTATGCCTAGCGGTGAGGCATCGGCGTTTTCTTGGCAATCTTCACAACCAACTGCCACAAGCCATTCAACTTGTTCTACCCCTGAATCTAAATAACTTTCACGGGCGGCAACTGATACTGCGCTGCTCATTTCTGTTTGAGCAATCACCAAAGCTTGTTGAGGGTCGTTAATTACTTGATCAACCATGATAGATACTTGCCTTGGCGTTATACCCTGGGCAAGAGCGTTGCCAAGAACAGTACCGATACGGTCTAACTTGGTGTTAGAAATGCCATCAATGACTATCCCTCTGCGGTCTAGCAAAGTTTGTAACCCGCCTGATGGCTTAATTAGCTCTGCTGCTGCTTGGTTACCTGGCTTCCAAGTATTCCAATCAACAACGCCCACTTTAGGAGCCTTCTCTAGCTTTTTAAGAGCTTCTTGAGCGGCTACTGTGCCTAATACCCAACCGTCAGCATATAGAGGCTTGAGGGCATCTAAGAGGTACTTTTTGTTAGGCGTAATACTTGCTAAAGCCCAATCGCGGGCTTGCTGTGTTGTCGTTGATGAAGCTCCGATATGAGAGTGAAACCATTTCTCAACGATGTCATCTGCGTTAAATGCCTTCTGAAAGCCTTTACGAATCTTGTCTGCGTGTTTAGCGGCTATGCGAACTTTCGCCCCGCTCGCTTGCCATAGCATTACAATCCTAAATAGCGTTCAGCGTACCAACGCGCTCCGTCAAGGTCTTTTTCCTCAATAAACTTATTGAGAACCTCAGCGTAGGCATGGTCAAGATGTTCAAAAATAAATGGGCGCAAAGGTGTTCCATGACTAACAAAACGCATAAACTTTTTGACTTCTGTTCGCTCAGGCGTATCAGGAACTTCAGGCTTTGGCGCTTCGGTAGCTGATGGCTCGTTATCTTGAATACCACTAGCATCTAGTGAAGTACCCGCAGCAACTACTCCTTCGGGAGTAAAGAGATAGACAGATTGTCCGGCAACAAGCATTGGCATATCTGCTTCAGGTGAGTCAATAAGAGGTTGTCCGTTTTCAGCGCGATGCTCGTTGAGAGTCATGCCGCCATTACGAACTTCTACATCGTCACGCTTTGCCTGTTGTTCTGTGTCATTGCGAGTTGCTGGCATAAACTTAAACTCAAGCTCGCGTGGCATACCTAGGTATGAGTAAGAAAGGTTTGTAATGATCTTGGCAAGCCATTGTTGTAACGGCTCTAGTCCTAGTTGCTGACCTGCCTCTGCTTCACCTTGCTGATGACCGCTTGAGCCAAGTCCACCCTTTTGACTAAATCCAATCTCTGTTGGCAATACGCCAAAATGACCGCAAATAGAGGTGACTAGGTAATGATCAAAGACATCGCTGAACTTCTCGCCATAGCCTGTGAGCTGAACTGCCTTGAGTCCTGCTGGCATAATGCGAGCGCGCTTGCGTTGTTCTGTTTGTCCGGCAAGGTCATCGTTAAGGATGTTCTCGTATGCGCGAAGCAACTCAGGGTTATTACCAAAGGTTGCATCTGTTTCAAAGATCATTTCAGGGACAACACCATCGGTGTATTCAGCGCGAATCCATTGCTGACGGCGCAAGTAAATATCTGCCACCATAAGGCAACGCTCAACAGGTGAGTATCCGTACACAGTCCAAGTACGGCGGTTCATAATGTTGTAAACAAGTTGGTCGGATGTGAACTCACCATCTGCTTCAGGTGAATCATCTGTAATGCCAAATTCTGTACGAGGGAAGCCGTAAAGAATCTGTTGATAAGCAGGGCCTTCTTCAGGTGTTGGGCGAAATCCTAGGTCGTTAATAAGTGGCTTGATAGTTGAACCATCTAGCACCTTAAAGCCTAGTAAATCTCCACCAACGGTCTTTTGAGGCCATAGCGCCCACGCATCAAGAACAAGGATTTCCTCTAAGCAGAGTTTAATCCAATCGGCAAATGTCAAGCCTTCTTGAACATCAGGCATCTTCCAAAAGTCTGTAAGGCGGTTAATCTCAGGAGCTAAATTTTCACGAGCCTTATCCATAGATTGTAGG